CGGCGACAGACGCCTGGGGGGCTTCACCGCCGGCTGCGGGCGTGTAGGAAACGTTGCGCGTGTTCTCGCGAGAACCGAACAGCAGCTTCTGCGCCGCGGCGGGGATATATTTCACGCCGAGCGAGATCGTGCCGCCGACGGCCTTCTTGAGATACTCGGCCAGCGAGCTCTCCGCGTACAGACGGCCCTCGGCGTATCTCAGCTCGAGGTTCGCCGTCATGGCGTCGCCGACCTTTTGCACACCCGTGTAGGTGACGACGCCGTTCGTGTTGACATATTTGCCGGCGCGGATCCCGCGCAGATCAAATTCAGGCATTGGGTGTTCCTCCTATTTTTGAAACTCTTTTTCGATCCAGTCCCCGACGATCTTCTCGCCGGGCGCTGCGATCTGTTCCTCGTACTGGGTCATGGCCTTCCCGATAAAAGGCCGGGCGTCCTGTTTCCGGTCGCCGTATTCGTTGATGAAGGCGATCTCCGCGTTTCTCGTGCGCGTGTTCCCGCGCGTCCGGGAGCCGGAGAACGTGATATCCTCATATCCTCCGCGCTCAGAGATCTTCGCCTTTGTCGGCTTGATTTTGTCCAGGATATGGACCGTGCTCTCCGGATCGCGGACGCCCATCGCCTCGCCGCTCTGCTTGATCTTCTCGGCGGCGACCTGAGCCATCGCGTCCAGCGCGTCGGCCGTCACGTCGTCCGGAATATCGGAGATCCGGTGGAAAGCGTCGTCGAGATCTTCAAAACCCAGCAGCTCAAGTGAAGCCATAGGCAGCCCCCGCATTCGCATATTCACACTCGAAGATCCAGCACTGCCCCTGCTTGTCGTGCGCCGGTGTGATCGACGGGGTCGTAAACCCGGCGCGGATCAGAGCCTGGCTGATGCCGATCTTCTTTGGGTTCGGATTGTGGCCCGTGGGGCAAAAGTACCGGACGAGGACGAGCTGGCGCGCCGAATGAGCAAAGCCTTCGGCGTACACTGCCGGGATCGTCTGGACATTCCAGCAGGCGTATTCGAGGCTCTTCCCGCGATAAGTGCCGGGAACAGCATCGTCCCCGAACAAAGGGGAAAGCGCATCCTGCAGGGCGGTGTCGGTGTCTTTCAATGGACCACCTCCTCGAGGATCAGGAAGATCGTGCCGTGGCCGGAGGGATAATGCCGCAGCACGGAATACCTTGTCCCGTCATATTCGGCGATATCTTCCTTCAGGTAATCCTCCGGCCAGATCTCAACAATGGCCGATGCCTTCTTGCCGGCCTTCAGGCTCTCGTAAAACTCGCCGCGGGAGACGCCGTCGTAGAAGTTGCAGTCGATCGTGCGGGAACTCTCCGTGGGCGTTTCGAAGCTCTGGTCGTCCTTCTGGAAGATCACGCTGATCAGCGTCAGCGTGTCCATCCACGGAGTGTTGTTTGATTTGGAGAGATACGATCGGTTATTCATGAGCGTCCTCCTGCGCAGCGTAGTCGCCGGAGAGAGCCATCGCGTCCGCCATATACTCAAAGGCGTCGTGATAGCGCTGAGCTTCTCCCTGGAAGTTGAAGTAGAACCGGCAGTACAGCTTGATGCACTGAGCAGTCGAGGGGTCCGCTTCTTTGATGGTCTCGACGCCGATGATCTGCATGCGGGTCTTTGCGGTCTCGATCGCCTCTTCAATAGAGGCGTTCTTTGAATCGCTGGTGATGTGCAGATCTCTTTTTACAGAATCAGTCAGAGTAGTAGCCACAGTTACCTCCAATCCTCCAGGTGCGGGGAGCCGGGGACGGCTCCCCGTTGAAAATTATTTTGCTCAGGTGCCGGAGGCCGCTGCGAACTTGCCGTAGAAGCCGCCCTTCGGATCCTTCACGCCGGCGTCGGTGAGCGCGTAAGCGGTTCTCACCTCATTCGCGGTCTTGGCTTCGACCGTCGAGAAGATGTACAGCTCGTCGTACTCGTTGACCGTCATCTGGTCCTGAGCGAAGATGAAGAACTCATCATCAGCGAGCTGGGGATCTTCCTTGACCTTGGCGCCGTAAACACGGCCGGCCACGGTGGGATCATCCATGCCGCTCGGGATGAACAGGCGATGACCGCCGCCGTCTTCGATACCGGCGAGGATGCCCCAGATCGTGCTCGAGTTGGCGTAGATGGTCTTGACCGGGCCCTTCACAAGAGCGAAGGCAGCACGGATTCCGGCGTCCGTACGGGCGACGGCGGTGTTCTTGTTGGCTGCGGCAATGCCGGCAGCGGCAACAGCGGAGCCGCCTTCGGGAGCAACGCCGGTCGCGCGGGCAATGCAGAGGCGTTCCTTCGCGACGGCAATGCGATCGCCGAGCTCCTTGACGAGCCAGTCCTCAAAAGCGTCGACGCTCTTGAACTTCATCTTGCGGCTCAGCACGACGTGCTTCTTGATCTCGACGCCGTCCAGCGGGAAGACGTCGAAATCGTTCTGCTCGTCGTCAGCATTCGCAGTGCCCTCGCTGACGCCCTTCGCATCTCCCTTGGTGATGCCGGTGCGGCGGGCGATGCCGAAGCCCTGGGTCATGTAAGACTTGTCGGCGTCCTGATAGATCGGCGCGCGGCTGTCCATGAGGTCGATGATCCTGTTGAGGAGGACCTGGGGGACGACGCTGCCGCTGTTCGCGGTGGTGTGCGTAAAGGCAGCACGCTCCTCCTCGTTCAGATCGCCGAGGAGACGAATGCCGTCCTGGGTCACAGCCATGTTCTTGAGCCATGCGCTGCGATACTCGGGAGAGGTGTTGTCATAGATTTTTTCAGGCATGGGAGTATCTCCTTTTCTTTCGATTTTTTTGGAGCCGGCTTTGAAATCGGCCGCTCTCTGTTCCTCTGCCGCTTTTGCGGCAGCCTTCCTGGCCTCCAGCTCGTCGCGGATAGCCTGGCGTTCGGCGACGTTCGCATCCGTCTCCGCGCTCAGCGCATTGACGTCAGCTCCCGAAGCCTTGATCTCGACGGCGATCTGCTCGCTCCGGGCGCGGAGCTCTTCGCTGCGCTCGAGCAGCTGTTCGGCCGTCTGACCGGTGAAATCAAACATTTTTATTCTCCTCCAGTTTCCTGAGAGTGCTTTGAATCAGATCCTCGCGCTCCTGTTCCTTCCTGCGGGCTTCCCTTGCGCTCTCCAGCACAGAGGCGGCGCTGTCCAGCGCCTTCGCATGACTGCGAGCCTCCAGAGAGGTCTGCTCATAGGCCGGCCAGGTAACGGCGCTCACCTCGAAGACCTTACTAATTCCAGTAATAGTTCTTTTCGGGTGGTCGCTGTCCAGATCTTCCCATTTATCTGACTCGACGCGGAACATGAAGGACATCCCGGAGATATCCCCGCGCTCCGCAGCCGAATACAGGCTGAGTGAATCGGCGTTTCTCTCGATATCGAGATCCGCCCGCATCGCCATGCCGGCATCGTCCGGCGTCAGCTGCATGGTGCTGTTGGCGTTGTTGTTCCGGCTCCTGGCCAGAGGGATCATATCGGTGTTGTGGTTCACGAGCAGACGAACGTCGCGCAGGTCGGTGTGATCCAGCGCGCCCTTCGCGATCGTCTCCTCCCATAGGCCGTTGTCATATGTCGAACCGAACACGATCGGGCGTCCGGATAGGAAATGGCCGTGCTCGTCGTTCTGCTCGGCGCGGATCTCGCAGCTGAAGGCTCTTACTTCAACAGACATTTTCATTCCTCCTGTTCGTTTAGTCGTTCTTCGCTGTCCACATATTCGCCGCGGATGAAGAACTTCTCGCCCTCGGGCCCGAGCCCCGGCATCTGAAGGATCTCTCTGCCTTCATTGCGGTTCATCATGCCGCGGTCAAAAAGCTGGGTGATCGACATGAGCTTGTTGTTGATCGAGGCGAACTGCAGACGGTTGGCGGAGAACTCGACGCCGTTGCCGGCGGCGAGCTGCCGATCCGAGAAGATCATGCAGCCGATCACAAGACTCGCCTGCAGGGCGAACGGCTCGATGTTCCCCTCGTAAAAGGCCGCCCATTCGGATTCGTCCCAGTCGTTTTTCAGGATCTTTCCGTTGACGCCGTAATAGCGGTCGACGTTCTCGTCAATGAGCTTCATCTGATCGGCGTCCACGACATAAGGCTTCGAGGCGATCTGCTTGACGTCGCTGTACTTGTTGTCGAACACCATGACGCCGCCGTTATTGTCCGGACCGAGGTTATCCTTGACGAACTGCTCCCGCATCGCCTTGAGGCTCTCCGGACGCAGGCTGTTCGACACCTTGGCCATGAAACGGATCGTCGCGCCCTGCTTCATGGATTCCTCCATGGCCTGGTTCTGCATATCGATCACGCGCATGGTCGGATTGAGAACGCTGTTGTCAGCCCCGAAGAAATCGTCGCGGTATTGCATTTTCGTCAGGATCCCGCAGCGGTCGTAATCCATATAGCCGGTCTTGCCGTTCGGGAAGGTAAACTTCAGCAGCATCTTCCCGCTGCCGCCTTCCTTGATCTCGCAGCTGGACGGGCAGACCGGATAGAGGCCGACGACGGTGCCGTCGTCGTATTCCGAAGGCAGAGGCACAATGAAGGCCGTGTTTTCGACCTCGTAGATCGTGCGCAGCCGGTACAGGAACTGGCTTGTCGTCTGCCATGGATTCGGCTTGACCTGCAGCATGCGTTCGTAGCGTTTGCCGGCGCTGCCTTTCACATGAGGCTTCAGCTTTGAGGTGTGCGTCGCGATCGCATGGATCGCCGCTCTGGTCTCAAGCGCCTCATAGACGCCGCCGCCGGTAGTCCGCCATACCGGCTGATAGGCCGTCAGGGACTGGAAATAGTTTTCGATCTTGACGACGTCGTTCCGAGGTCCGAAAATTCTTTCAAAAAGGCCCATCTCAATTCCTCACGATCAAACTCAAATAGTCTTCCAGGTGGTCCAGATAGACCACATAAGCGTCCAGCAGCGCAGCTGTGCCGTCGATTTTCTTGGTCGGCCGGCTCGTCTTGTGCGGCTGGATATTGCCGTTTTTGTCCTCCTCGTAGGTGGTGTTGGCAAGACACCACTTGTCGATCGGGTTGTTGTTGTACACGATGTGGTGCTCGCGGAGATCCGCGCCGAGGCGCAGCATGGGATCCGAGAGCGTTTTCTTGCCCTGGTGGATCGCCTGTCCGGACTCGGTCCCAAAATATGCCTCCATATCCTCGACGAAATACTTTGCAGACCAGGCGTCGTAACCGAACCAGGGGATGAAGATATCCAGCGTCTCCTGTACCTCGACGAACCACGCCTTGACGTCCCGATAGCTGATCGTGTTGCCGCTGCACACGCGCAGCAGGCCTCGCTCAAGCCAGCGATCATACGGGATTTTTGTCTCGGTCGCGATCTGTTCGATGCTCGGCGTCTCTGGGCGCCAGTACATGGACAGAACAAACAGTTCGTCAGGCAGCTCCGGGACCTTGAAGAGGACCTTTGCTGCCGTGAGGTCGGTCGTCTTGGAAAGATCGACACCGCCGATCCCGTAGCGGGGATAGCTCAGCTCGCGCTCTTCGCCGTTGTGGATCCAGACAAAGCGCTTTGCTTCGGGATCGAGGCGGTAGACGTCGGTGTTGTTCAGCTCCTCGAAGCTGAGCCAGGCGGAAGAATCGGTCTCGCGGATATTGAATTCCTTGCAGACCAGGTTTTTGACGAGGGCAGGGTTCGACTTTGCCTTCTCGACCTTGTCGACGAGGATCTTCAAAGACTTGATCGTCCCGAGGCCGGGATTTGCCTTCCTCCAGCAGGCGGGATCCGTCCACTCGGCGCGGGCGTCAAGCTCATACACGAAAGCGATCTGGTGATCGTCGTGATAACCTTCAGGATCATCGTAGCCGTTGATCAAACGCTCAATCTCGTCGTACTTCTCGTCATAGAGATCCTCGCGCACCGTGCCGGCGGTCGAGGTCATGAAGATCAGCGGCTGTTCGCGGGAAATGATACCGTCGGCGACGATATCGTAAAGCTGCCGGCCGTTTCGCCATTGGTGGAACTCGTCCATCAGAGCGCAATGAACGTTCAATCCGTCGAGCGTGCCGCTGTCAGAAGCGAGCGGCTTCATGACGCCGTCATTGCCGTCATTGTCCAGCTCGGCCACCAGAGAGCGCACACGTTTTTTGAGCGTCGGAGACTTCTGCACCATGCGCTTCGCTTCGCTCCAGATGATCTTCGCCTGGTCTCGCTTTGTGGCCACGGTGTAGACCTCCGGGCCGGCTTCGCCATCGGCCAGGAGCATATACAGGCCGACGATGGAGGCGAGCGTCGATTTGCCGTTTTTCTTGCCGACGATCAGGATGACTTCGCGGTACTGCCGGACGCCCTCGATATCGACGAAACCGAAAGAGATCGCAAGGATCGCTTTCTCCCACAGTTCAAGCTGGACCAGTTTTCCGCCGAACTTGCCTTTGCTGTGCCGGCAGAACGTCTCGGCGAACTCCAGGATATGATTTGCCCGGCGCGGGTCGTAGTAATACTCCCCGGGGTGATCCATCTGCTGGACGACATGTCGGATCGTCTTGTAGATCTTCTGGGAGACGATCTCCTCGCCGGACTCGATCTTTTGCCAATACTCCCGGATCGGGTTGTAGGTGATCGGGTAATGCTTCACGCCTCGTCACGCCCCGTGACGAAATCATCAAAGCCATCGTCGCCGATATCCTTCAGCGCCGGCGGAGGCAGCATGCCGTCGAGCTGCTTGATGATCTTCTGGTAGTTGCCGTTCAGGCTGGCATAGCTCTGTCCCTGCGGACGGGCCCGGTCGTAGGGTTCCTGGTTGCCCTGGGAGAACTTTTCGGTCCAGCCATTCGTCTGGAGATCCGCCTCGAGATCCTGCAGCTCCACGACCATGAAGGCGGCGCGCTCGATCAGACCGGAGGCCAGCGTTTTCTTGTCCTCGGGCAGGTCGGCATAAAGAGCGAGAAGGCGGGTTTTCTCGGCCTTAATTCGCGTTTTCTTCGTTTTTGCGGGCACTTTTCGGTCACCTCGTTCGACTTTGGCACTTTGGAAAAAATTTCGCGCGCACATTGGAGGGGGGCCTCGCGCCCGACCCGTGTATTCTTCCGAGC